TACTATCTTTGTGCAATATTATAATATACGGCAATACCCTATCGTCTATTTTTGACTTAATTTCTGTACTTATATAATCCCTTAAATTTAAATACGTATGAACCTCATACAACGTACAATCAGAAGATTCTTCGTATACACTAGAATCTATCTCATCAAAAGATTCTACCTCTTCACCTTCTCTTATATTATTAAATAATATTTCTGTATCTAAGTAGATCCCTAAACTTTGCTTCTCTTGCAACTCCCTCTTAGATAAATGAAATATTTGAGTGATCCTCTCCGAATTCAATGCGTTCGTACAAGAATAATCTAGTAAAAACTCCTCTGGAGATATATACCTGCTTAATATCTTCTTTTCAAAAACATCAAAATATATCTTTTTAAAAACGCTTCCGTACAAACCTAAATACAAAAACATTTTTTCAAAATCGTTATAATAATCTCTGTCTATTTCAGTAAAATAACAATTGAAGAATTTTGATAAGTTTTCTTTGAGTGTATACTCATTCTTATGGTTAGTATGAATCTCTATAGGGCCGTCTGCAGGTAAAAACTCCCCCCTAGCCGTAGAATAAAACTTAATCAATGCCGTCGCAAAAGATGAGTCAAAACTTTTGCACGCTCCTCTAAAAGGTTTGTCCGAAACGAAATCTTCAATTTTAAAACCTAAATAATCCTTTACGTCTTCTATGCTCCGAATCCACTCAGATTGAACTTCTTTATCTTTTTCTAATTCAGACACTAAAGCTGCCGCAATCTTTGACAAAGCCACATTATCAATACTAAAAACTAAATTATTGTGGAATTCCACGCGCGCCTTCTGCTCTTTTAAAAACTCTTTTTTTAACAGCTCATGCCTTTGTTGCATCTCTCCGTCATCAATTTCAATATTTTGCTCTTGCTCCGTAGGGAGTACTTCTTCTTTTTTCTTTCTAGCCATTAGTATAATCTATCAACTTTTTCTAAATGCGTTTCTTCTTCCTCTATCTGATCAGAGCTATGGTGTAAATCAAAGTTATCTTTTAAATACAATAATGTTTGAGTAAATGAATCCACCAAATCCCTACTCTCGGCATTAGGAAATAAACTTACATTCTCAACAAACTCTTCCGCATAATTAATAAACTTGGAAGAGCCCGGGTATAATGGTAACCATACCCTGCCGTTTTCAATTAAAGGAGTCACTAATCTTACCCTTCTCATTTTATCCCCATATTTACTAGGATTAAAAGGGTACGTCATTAATCCGGCTCTTGTTAAATCCTGAATTAAAGGATCCCCTGATGCCTTTGCTTCTATCAAACACAAATCTACCTCCCCAGCTTTTATATCAGGCTTGGATTCATTGATATCGATGTAATTATAAAATAAACGTTTAGCTCGATCTCGAAGCTCTGGGTATTCAACTTTCTTTCTCCACATAGAAAGTAAAATAATATTCTCAAGACCATTGTTATCTAAAAACACTCCCCAAGTACTACAAGCAGAATAAGCGGAATCTTTATTCGCCGTAAGAGCCGTATCCCAGGACTGAATAATAAATTGAACGTCGGGAGAATCTTCTTCATCCCATTTTTTGAACCATTCCTTCTTGATAATGCCACCATCTTCAGGAGCAGGGCGTTGTTGATATTGCCCAGCATAACCATAACTTCCTAAACGAGTCTTAAGTGTAGAAATGTAATTTTCATCAAACCTATCCCCACACAATAACTCCTTGTCTTGAACCCTAGGATCTTCCCAAACCTCTTGGTATTTTTCCAAATAACACGTAACGGCTTTTCTAGCTGGTTCAAACTCCATAGGTAATATTAATTTTACCCATTCGTCGTTGTAATCCGTCGCTAATATCTCTCCAGACACGTCTCTTTCATGCACACGCTGCTGTACTACAATTTGCACCCCGGTTTTTGGGCTATTCATTCTAGACGGCCATACAGCGTTAAACCAAGAAAGAACGTCTAATCGTTTTACTTCCGACTCTCCGTCTCTTACATTATTAGGGTCATCAGCAATTAGAAAATCACCACCTTTCCCGGTTGTGGTCCCTCCGACGGAAGTTGAAATTCTACAACCTTTCTTATCATTATCAAAAAAGCTCTTTGTGTTTTGATCAGCTGATATTTTAAAAATATTTCCAAATAAGTTCTGGTACCATTCGCTTTCAATTAACCTACGGCATTTCAAAGAATGCTCCATAGATAATTCTTTTGAATAAGAAGAGTATAAAAAGCGCGAAGACGGCCTATTAATCCATACCCAAGCAGGGAATGCTATCGAAATTATCGATGATTTAGAGCTTCTTGGAGGTACGTTGATTAACAACTTTTTGATCTCCCCGTTATACGCAGCCTCTAAATGATCACATAAAGCTTGTATATGCCAATTATCATAAAATTCGACCGTCCCTTCAATAACAGGCCACGCTTCTTTAAAAAAGAAATAAAAAGAATTCTTTAACTCTTCTTTGTAGAGCAATTCCTCCTCGTATTGCAATTGTAACTCAGCCTTAATACGATCTTTCTTATCCATTTATTGTGTCTTTTAACGCGTTTATTCTTTTTAGTCGTTGCTGTTTTAACTGCTCTTGATACTCGTAATCAATACGATGCACTTCTTCTTGAACCTCTTGTTCATTAACACTCTCAGCATCATATAATAATTGCTCTACTTGATTAATAGCTAAAGCGGTGTTTAAAAGCTCTTTAACTTCTTTCGCTCCCAGTAGCCCGTTTTTAAAACTTTCTTTCGAAAACTCTAAAATTTCCTCTAAGCCTCCATTCTCTAAATTTGCTTCCCGTATAACTTCTTGAGCAACAGGATGAAACTGCTCCTCATGTTCTTTTCGTCTAAAATTTAGCTCTATCAATTTACAAACAATACTTGCAAATACCTGATTTGTAGTATAAGGTAATGCAAACAAATTCTTAATAGCAGAGTGAGCCAAAGCATCAGCTTCATAGCGTCTTTTATTGATGGCCTCTTTCAATTCCGGAATTCTATCTAAAACTTCGTGATAGTGCGCCCACTTAATTCCAAGATGCTTAGCAGTCATTCTAACTGTTTCAAACCCACTTAGTTCACTAACCTTTTTTTGCATCTTTTTATCAAAATGATAGATCCTTTGACTGCTTCTTTTTTTTTGTTGTGTACGCCCACGCAATTTAATCATTTAACTTCCTAACTTATTTTACTTTTATAATATAATTTACATATATATTGATCGGCCTAGTTTCAATGCTATCGGATCCAAACTCACTAGCGAACCCGTCATCTTGTGTTCCTGCGCGTCTTATAACGCTGGATGTAAACTGAGATGCAGAAAAATCCACATCATATCCATCAGTTGTTAAATTAACATCATTAAGCGCGAGGCCTTTAGGCGTAGACTTCCTGAAGAACTCCATATCCGTTGTACCGAAATTATCCGCTGTATCAAACAAATGACCATGCGAACCTAAAGCCCAACCTTGAATGCTTCCTACTGCAGAACTAGATTGGCCTGAAACTGAAGGATCGAACCCCTTAATCCTAGTATCTTTATCAGGGTCTATCGGGACAGCCGATCCCCCCTGTCCTATTAATCTTGCGTCGTTTTTTCCTCTTAGGAATAAGCCTCTAAAATCGGGTATATTGAACTGCGTAGCCGTCCCCACGCCAAAAAGAGTGCCTATAATACCAAACAGGGTATTGTAAGTAGTTTTACTAAGCAACGCCCCGTTACAGATACGCCAATTAAACATATTTGTAGCATTTAATGTATCACTAGGCCAGATCAATAAAGTACCTACAGGAAATGCATCATAGCTAATAGTTGGTCCGGTAACGAGAGGGGTCCAGCTACCGTTAAGATATACTTCCAGCACGTGGCTACCCGCCCCCCCTGAGGTATTGACGCGTATAGCTCCTGATTCTTGGAGAGCTTGTGTATTATTATCTGGTATTTTTAGATATTGTTCTGTGGCGACATTAATCCAATTACTAGCTCTTCTAAATTGAAGGCCGCCTTGATTGCTTGTGGTTGTTTCATACCTCATAGCGCCGCTAGCGGTGGATAGTTGAGTTGTGGGAGTTGGAACTTTAAAATAAGACTCGGTGGTAATGATTCTCCAAGAGCCGTTAAGGTATACTCCCAGCGCATGAGCATTAGCCCCTGAGCTAGTATCAACGCGCATAGCGCCGCTGGTTGTAGTTTTTTGCGTTGTTTCATTTGGTACTACGAACTTCTCGTCCGTAATAATCGTTTCTAATCTTCCTTCATCATTTTGTATGGTCAATGTATTTGAAGGTTCACTAAAAAGTAACTCTCCTACGCTAATAGAATTTGACTCTTGTCTTCGTTTTATTTCCGCTTCTTGTCTAATCGGGACATTTGTATGGGCGTCACTATTTAGAGCAGCCCACTTATTCTCCTCTTGCTCTTCGCTTGCGTTATATCTATAGATTCTACCTTCATCCGTATCAAAAACCATCATTCCTGTTTCCGGTATTAGAGCTAATCTTTCTGCTGTAGTGAACTTTTTTAATATTAAGACCTCGGTGTCTCCTCCGCTTCCTACAGGGGACCACTCATTATCTGTATAAACCATTAGAGAGCTATCAGCTATTGAATAGATTAACAAACCCGCTCTAAGAGAGCCTGCCGGGATAGCATTACGTTCTAGTGTTGTTAGAGCCGGAAGGCCGAATAGTTTATAGTCGTTCTCTTTATTTTCAATAATGAGATTGGACAATTTAGTAATAGGCAAGCCTAGTTCTTG